AAGGGTACGTGGTACAACTACGGCGTGTCTCGTGTCGAGCCGACCGAAGTTCCAAGTTCCGCGTTTCACGCTGCGAAGGCGTTCTTCCAGTCTTTCCGGTCCGGTGATGTAAAGACACAAGCTGGTACACAGGATGAAATGAACAAGCAGTCGAACGCTGCATCCAGCAACGCGGATGACGATATCCCATTTTAATTCCGCCGGGGATTGATCCGTAGTACAGGGGGCTGCGGCAAGATTAACAGATCCGGCGGGCTGGTACCTTTCTCAGTTAAAGTTGTCTGTTAATCACCCCCTGCCTTTTTTTATGGGGGCAGGTATGAACCTAGCACAACGGTTCATGGCTGCGTTTGAAGGATTCAGCGCAGCACATGGACAGACACAAATATCAGAAGAACGTCGAGCCGGTAAGCAGAAGGCCAAGTCCTTTATCGTACGTCAGCCGCTCACGCTTGAACTTATTGAAGGGCATCTTGCCGGCGCCAAGGGTGTTGGCTCGATCCCGATTAAGGAAAACAACAAGTGTTCCTTTGGTGCACTCGACATCGATCAGTACCCGCTCGACCTTGTGGCGATAGACAAGAGGCTACGAGACAATGATATCCCGGCTGTGGTCTGCCGTTCGAAATCAGGTGGCGCACATATCTTCTTCTTTTTCACAGAGGAAATTGGCGCTGGTGAGTTCCGTGACAAGGCGGGTGAGATCAGTGCCTTTCTTGGCTACGGCGGTTGCGAAGTGTTCCCAAAGCAGGAGCAGCTTCTGGTCGAGCGTGGTGATGTTGGTAACTTTATCAACCTTCCGTACTTTGATTCGGAACAGACAATGCGCTACGCCATCAAAGAAGATGGCGACGAAGCAGAGATCGAAGAGTTCCTAGCTCTTGTCGAAGCTCGACGGTGTACTCCAGACGCTTTCGTTACACTGTCCCTTGGGCGCAGCCTCGACGAGTTTATGGAATACCCACCGTGTATGCAGAGTCTGTTCTCGGATGGCGTACCGGAGGGCACACGGAACATCGTAATGTTCGGCACGTGCGTGGCGTGTAAGAAAGAGCAGCCAGAAAATTGGAAGGGCAGGCTCGAAGAGATCAACATGTCTCATGTGCAGCCTCCACTGCCTGCATCCGAGATGGTGATCATCCAGACACAACACGAGAAGAAAGAGTACGGTTTCCCCTGCCAGCAGGAGCCGTTCAAGTCTCGCTGCAACAAGACCCTGTGCAAAACGAAGCAGTTTGGAATCGGTGGTGGCAGTGCCTCCGCCGACATCACGGGCCTGTGCGTCGTCAAGTCAGAGCCACCTGTCTGGTTCTGCGACGTTGATGGCAAGCGCGTGGAGTTGATTACCGAGGAGCTACAGACACCACAGAAGTTCCAGAAGGCATGTATGGAACAGATCCATCAAATGCCTCCGCTAATGAAGTTGGGCGACTGGCAGGCTATGGTCACGATGCTGATGTCCGACATGAGCGAGATCGAGGTGCCGGAGGAACTGACATACAAGGGGCAGTTCATGGACTTCCTCGAAGAGTTCTGTACCGGCAGGGTTCAAGCTGCGAGTCCCGAGGAACTAGCACTGGGCAAGCCGTGGACCGAGGATGGGCTGACCTACTTCCGTATCGAGTCCCTGATCAAGTACCTGCGTAACAACCGCTTCGACACCTACAGCCGTGGTCAGATTCAGGAGCGTCTGAAGGAACTGAATCCAGATGCGAAGGCATCTGGGGCGAAGAGCTTCAAGGGTTCGGATGGTCAGTGGAAAAAGATTCGTGTTTGGCACATCCCGGCATTCAGTCCCGAGGTCGAAGCTCCGGATATCGACATACAAGGGGAGGACATTCCGTTCTGATGGAAAAGGCAATCTTTGGCCCACCAGGCACAGGCAAGACAACCACCCTCCTCAACATCGTGGACGAGGCGCTGCAAGGCGGCATGGATCCGACGCGCATTGCGTTTGTTTCGTTTAGTCGCAAGGCCGCAGACGAGGCGCTGGCTCGTGCAAAAGAAAAGTTTGGCTACGACGAGAAGCAGCTTGTCTGGTTCCGCACCCTGCACTCGATGGCGTTTCGGTATCTTGGCCTGACGACAACAGACGTGATGAAGGGCGCGGACTACAACGATCTTGGCAAGGCGCTCGGACTCGAGTTCCGGTCACACGCTGCGCTGAAGATGGAAGACGGTCCGATGTTTGCTACTGGTGTCGGCGGCGATGCGTACATCAACATCATCAGCAAGGCGCGGGCGGCAGAGATCCCCGCCGAGCGGGAGTTCGACATATCTGCCCACTGGAGCATGAGCCGGCAGCAACTGCGGCTGGTTGAGAATGCACTGGCACGATACAAAGATGTGCACGACAAGGTGGACTTCGTCGATATGATCGAGCAGTTCATCCTCGGTGGCGAAGGCCCGAACCTCGACCTGCTGATTGTGGACGAGGCACAAGACCTGACACCAATGCAGTGGCGCATGATTCGAGAGGTTCTAGTTCCACGGTCCAAGGTCGTCTATTACGCGGGCGACGATGACCAGTGCATCTATTCGTGGATGGGTGTGGACGTGAAGGACTTCATGAACGCATCTGAGAACGTCACCGTTCTGGACAGATCGTATCGTCTACCCAAGCCGATCTACGACGTGGCTCAGAGCATCATCCGCCGTGTAGCAGTGCGACAAGATAAAAGCTGGGATCCGAACGATCACGCTGGCACCGTTAAGTTCCATCATGATATTATGAACGTGGACCTACGAACTGGTGAGTGGCTTATCCTTGGCCGTACAAATCACATCGTCAACAAAGTCGCCGCCTCTCTTAAAGATCAGGGCTTCGTCTTCTGGCGCGAGGGTTCGGGTTGGTCCATCTCCCCGAAAACACTGAACGCGCTGGAGGTATGGATCCGATTATGCAGAGGCGAAAAATTTACCCCACTGGAGATGAAGACTTTTGGCTCGTACTTGAGGAAGGAAGTTATCAACCGCCAGGGGAAAAGACGCTTCAACAATTTAGACCCCGAGATCGCCTACTCTCTCGACGAACTTATCGAGAACTGCAACATGCTCGTATCGCGCGAGATGCACTGGACCAAGGTTCTTCGGGCCTCGGAGAAGGAGGCACTGTACATAGCCTCTATTCGGAGGAGTGGCGAGAAGATTCTGGGGGATGCGAAACCGAGGATCCGTCTATCGACGATTCACAAAGCAAAAGGTGGCGAGGCGGATAACGTCTTACTACTGACCGAAACCACAAAGACCTGTGACAAGAACGACCCGGACGATGAGGCGCGGGTGTTTTATGTCGGCGCCACTCGCGCCCGACAGAACCTGCACGTCGTTGAATCCGGCAAAGTGAGGTATGCAATATGAAGAACAGAGAACACTTCTTGCGGGAAGCAGAGGGACTAATCAACGGTCCGAGGGCCGAGGATTACGGGCCAGCGTTGGTAAATCACGAGCGGATCGCTGCGATCTGGAACGTGCTGCTTCGTTCCAAGTTACTGGACAAGATCACGCCGACAGAAGTGACGGCGATGATGATCGGCCTGAAGCTTGCCCGCCTTGCCGAGGACATGCACAAGGACGATTCGTGGGTAGATATCATAGGTTATGCCGCTCTGGGAGGAGAGATTTCTAACGATGAAAAAGAAACATCAGTTTGACATCTTCGACGCAGAAGACCTGAAACGTGTAGCGGCGTCAGGGGTTGAGGGAACGTGGTCTCCACCGTCCAACTTCCCTGACCTAACGCAGTTTGATCGGATTGCCATCGACCTTGAGACTCGAGATCCAAACCTTACTCGTCTTGGGCCGGGTTGGTGCCGAGATGATGGTTACGTCATTGGCTACGCTGTAGCCGCTGGGGATTTTGTGGGGTATTATCCCGTGCGTCACGAAGGCGGCGGGAATATATCAGAGAAGAAGGTAGTCAACTGGCTGAAGAAACAACTGGCTACACCGCACATCGATAAGATTATGCACAACGCACTGTACGATCTGGGTTGGCTACGCTGGGCGGGCATCGAAGTACAGGGTCGGGTGATTGATACGATGGTTGCAGCGCCGCTGCTCGACGAAAACCGTCGGTACTACAACCTGAACAGCCTGGCTCGTGACTATCTCAGTGAGTTTAAAAACGAAAAGCTGCTGCGTCAGGCGGCGGATGTGTTCGGTGTAGATCCCAAGTCTGGCATGTGGCAACTACCCAGTCAGTTTGTTGGCCCGTATGCCGAGCAAGATGCTGCTGTTACTCTGCGACTGTGGGATCGTTTGGAACAGGAATTGCGTGACGATGAATGCACAGGCATCTTTGAACTAGAGTCGTCGTTGACCCCGCTGCTGCTAGACATGAAACAGACTGGTGTCCGTGTTGACGTAGATCGAGCAGAGCAGGTGCGAAAAGAACTGAAGACTAGAGAGTCAGTTTTACTTAAAGAAATAAAGGAAGAGACCGGCGTCCTTGTAGAGCCTTGGGTTGCCACATCGATAGCAAAGGCGTTCGACGCGCTTCGGCTCACGTACGAAAGGACAGAAAAGTCTAATGCGCCCGCTTTTACAAAAGCTTTTCTTGCGAATCACGAGCACCCTGTCGCACAGAAGATCGTACGCCTTCGCGAGTTTAACAAAGCCAACACGACATTTATCGAAACTATACTCGAGCATTCTCATAACGGGCGTATCCATTGTGATTTTCACCCTCTTCGTTCAGATGAAGGGGGCACAGTTACCGGACGATTTTCTTCGTCCAACCCGAATCTCCAGCAAATCCCGGCACGAGATCCAGAAATAAAAAAGATGATTCGCGGACTCTTCATACCAGAGGAGGGGCACAAGTGGGGATCGTTTGACTATGCATCTCAAGAGCCACGGTGGCTGGCCCACTACTGTGCGTCACTAAAAAACCCACACCCCATGATCGAAGAAGTTGTACAAGAATACCACGAAGGCGCTGCCGACTTCCACCAGAAGGTGGCAGACCTAGCAGGAATCAGTCGCAAAGAAGCAAAGACCGTGAACTTGGGTATCATGTACGGCATGGGCAAGAAGAAGCTGGCCGGTGTCATGGACATCGAGGTGGACGAGGCGACCGAACTGCTGGGCAAGTACCACGACAAGGTGCCATTCGTGAAAGGCATGGCAGACCTTGCCATGCGTCAGGCAGAAAAGAACGGGTTTATCCGCACCGCTCTGGGACGAAAGTGCCGGTTCAACATGTGGGAGCCAAAGATGTTCGGCTACCACAAGCCTCTGCCACTCGAAGAAGCCGCCAAGGAATATGGCGGACGTGGGGCAATCAGGCCGGCATTCACATACAAGGCGCTGAACAAGCTGATTCAAGGTTCAAGTGCCGACCAGACAAAGAAGGCGATGGCGGTGTGCTATTCAGAAGGATTCACACCAATCCTCACGGTGCATGACGAATTGTGTTTTAACGTGAACTCTGATGAACAGGCAGCGCGGATCAGTGAAATAATGTCAACTTGTGTGAAGGGGCTGAAGGTTCCCTTCGATGTGGATACAGAGCTTGGCAACAACTGGGGTGAGGTGGGATGAGAAAGTTTCGTTACCGTCCCGCCATCGCCAACGGCAACCCGGTTGTTCAGTTCCTGTTCAAGGAGATGCACAAGCAGCGTTGCTGTCAGATGGATCTGTCAGAGCGGGTTGGCCTGCACCGCGACACACTGCGTAAGTGGCGCACGACGCACACCCCCAGGATCAGTGACATGGAAGCAGCGCTGAACTACCTCGGCTACACGCTGAGGGCTGTGCCTATCAGGGAGAAGAAGTGATGCAAAACTGTTTTGCTTGTGGCGGAAAATTAATCTGGGGCGGTGATCACGACATTGAAGACGACGAGGACTACTTCATCGTCTCTAACCTGTCATGCCCTGAGTGTAAGGCGTTCTATCTTATGTATCACCCAACGCCGCCATCCGATGAGACAAACGAGACGCCCGATTCGGAGTCTGTTTAGCCCACTTCGAGTCCAACATCTGACGACTGGCCTCTGCCCAGTCCTTAGAATCGACTGCCGCTTTCATTTTTTTGAAGCCTGTTAGCCGAGGACGGCCTAATTGGAAGCACATGTTTGCGATGATCAATTGTAGCTCTTCCGATAACTCGTTGAAATCACTATACAATAATTCGCAATCTCGTACAGTTCGTTGGATGTCCTCGTGGAATAGTTCATCGACGTGCTCCTGAGAGACCTCTGAGCCGACTTCAAAGCCGTAAAGCTCGTCATTTTCAGTAATTAGGTGACCAATTCCGACGGTGGGGTAGCCAAGATGGTCCAAATAGATTTCGAGCTTGCATCCTTCGTCGGCGGCTAGCTCTTTTTGTAACTGTTCTAAGTTCATGGTCCAGTCCTTGTGGCTATCAGTTGAGTTCCCGGGTTAAGACCAGCCAACGCCTGTCGCGTTTGCGGGCTGGTGGTTGTGGGTACGGGGGCTGCCGTCGTTGCCGGAGGAGCAACGCTAGAGGGAGATGGCGCCCCCGTGTTCGATGTGATTGGTGCAACCTCAGAAACGTCCAAGGTCCGAGGATCCTCTTCCTCTGGCTGATTTACGGGTTCGCCAAGACGACGGTTCTTAAACTCTCTCGCAATTTGACGAAGCTCGAACCGGGGAAGTCTGTTACCATTTTCTCGAACCCGCTTTTCAATATCTCGACTGGGAACAAACGGGACAAACTCTCCACGCATTAACTCTCTAGCGTTTGCCACACCATTTTTTTGGAGTGCGCGTCGTATGTCACGGTCACTCATGCCCATTCGTTTCATGTTTTGAACAAAACGATACATGTTGTTCGCTATTCTATACCTAGCTTCGTTTGCATCGCGATAGGTTTGAATGGCGTTTTCAGGATCAAGCGTACCCTTTGTAGAAACCGCTGTGTTAAAAATCTGCGCTGCGGTTTGTCTATCTCTACCATACTCATAACCACGAAACAGGAGCATGTTGTCAGGCTTAACTTCAGTTTCGGTAATACCGCTTAATGATCTAAATATTTCCTGTGCGATACGCCGTTCATTCCCTGCTGGATCAGTGGTGTCTTCAGCAAAAGCTCTGGCTAAACGTCCAAGCTCAATACCCGGAGCCTGAGTTTCTTTCTTCTGTCCCTTAACGTCAGCGAAAAGCTTAACAGCGCCCGGCACAAAAGCACTGCTTATGTGAGCCATGCTTTTCAAAGCTATGTCCCCCGGAGTATCTGCTTCCGGGCGATAAACTTTTGCACCAGTGGCTGTGCGTCCATTCCTAATTGTCACATCTAAAAGTTTTTCAGACAAAATAGCTTCTCCCGCGAATGGGGAAAAAATCTCTGAAATCACGTTTAAAGCGGCGTCAGTAGCAATAGCGGCGGAACTTTTACCCATCTCCTCGCCCTTACTGACAGCGTTGAGGATGGCTCTGGCGGGTTGATTTAAGTAAGCGTACGGATTTGTATAGCTGTAATTCACGTATCCAGTCACTACGTTCTCTGCGTTTTCGCGTTCCCGTATACTGGTTGGAAGAAGTATAGATGTTTTTTCCCACGGCATTCCGTTTTCTCTAATAGCATCCATCTGTTCTTGCGAAACGCCGGCTAAATCCATAGCCATTTTTTGTATCGCCGTAGGAGCTATTACCGTAGTGCTTGTAAAACCTAAAAGCCGGCGCATGCCTATTTCACGTATAGCCTTGTGCTCTGAGGCTAGTTCATCCAGAGACATTTTTAAGGTGTTCGCACTGGTACGAATTATTTCAGCGGGGAACGCTATAAAGTTTCCGACGGGTAACTTGCGTATTTCTTTAATAACCTCGGGAACACGCTCGTAATTAGGTACTGTGTTTTTTACTATGTTGGCTGCGTATTCATCTATTGCTTGGTTCGTAGCACGTCGTATGGCCGAAGCGCTGTCCGGCGCATCCTGTGCAGCGCGCCTAGCTAACTCTACAAATGCCTCATTACCCAAAACTGCTCGTGCAGCAAGATTTGCATTACCCCCGAAGCCGGAGAGAAGTTTGTTTTTTTCAAACTCAAAATTGTAGACTTTCCAAATATCATCGCCGCCTTGGTATAAATCACGCATACGACGATTGATGCTTCCTAAAAAAGCGCCTGGCTTGCCTCGTTGAAAAGTCTGTTTGAAACTACCGCTTGTTGGAATACCAGCAGCATCTTCGGTGGCTCCTTTGGTGCCACCAAAACCCTCACCAATCAAACGATCAATTTCTTTAAGCTGCGCCTGATTTCCGACCACACCAACTCGTTGAAGATTCGAAAAGTATCTTTCTTTGTCCGGTCTTTTTCGAATGCCGTCCCAAACCACACCAACAGAATCAAATAAGTTTGCTCCACTTCCCACGTTTCCTTGTGCAAGAGCAAACAAACTTGAAGATGTTACGTTTCGAATTTGCGTGACCGGAGACAAGACAGTCGCAGCATATTGCGTGATACCCTTTCCCTTCAAAAAGGCCGAGTAAGAAGCCCGCATAACTTGCGCCATGTCATTTGTATGCGCCTTGGTTTGCATACTGATGTTTTTATACACATCGTTCCGCGCAAAGCTGCCTTGGAGCGATCCGAATCCTTCACCTAGTTCCGTATAATCTGCATCTCGAATGGAACGAGGAAGTCTTTTAGCTGCTTCCTGAGACACAAACATCCCTGACGAATCGTCAAGAAGATCTGAACCAATGTATTTGTAAAACCTATCGGTTGCCACAAACTCAGCCATGTCCGCGACAGTAGTTGTTAAAGCTTCAATAGGATCTTTAACCTCTCCGAGAAGACGACGAAGCATTTCATTGTTAGCTTGACGGCTTTTAAACAGACCTGTGCGGAGCCTGTTTTTGGCTACGGTCTGAGCAGCTTGATTACCTGCACTTTTTAAAAACCTGCCCGAGTATTGAGACACAAAGGCATCTGTTAAACGTTCGGCAGCGTCACGGGTGAGAACTTCTTTTCCGCCTTCCGTTATAATATCAACGCCTTCATCAAGAACAACATCGATCTCTTCGGATATGTTTCTAGCTGCGCCGGGAGCGCTTTGAAAATAATCTATGGTGTCGAGTCTGTTTTGTTTAAACTGCTCTGAACCGATGTAGTTTTTATCTTCAAATATTTTGTATCGCCGCCGCAAGTACGAGCCGATTTGTCTTTGAATAATTTCAGCAGCCTCCGCCTCCTGTCCTACAAGACCTTCTCTTGTAAGGTAGTCAGAAGAAAGAATCTGCTTTGACAAACGATCTACCTGAACCCGTGCTTTTCTTGCAGCGCTTTGCATTTCATCAGGCAGCATTTTTAACGGAGGTATGCCAAGATTCTTGGCCTCCTCCATAAACGCATCTTCTTTAGTCAGGTAGGAGTAAAATCGATTAAGAGCCTCTTCCTTGGCAAGAGGTGACCCATCTGCCATAACATTTTCTGAATTTTTCAAAGAGGCGTCTATGCCCTCTTCAACTTGAATGATTGTTCTAGCAACCTGACCTATTTCAGCATCCACCTCTCCACGAATAGCAGTTTGTTTTTCAAAAGCTTCTTGAGAAAGATAGCCTCTGGATCTAAAGGCAGATAAAAACCCTTCAACCATTGGATGTTTGTCAGCTAGTTTAACAACACCAGAGCTTATTGCAGTGCCTGCTTTTAACGCGCCTTTGGCAACAGGGGATGCAACAGGGGCAAGTCCTTTTGCAACTCCCTTACCTGCGAAACCTAATGTACGAAGAACAGGATCAACCGCAGCCGTGGCTCCAACTGCTTCAAGACCAACTTTTAATTTATTACCTATTTTTGCGGCAGCGGCTTCGCGACCCTCTAAGCCAACTGTTTCGGTGGTCTGTGTGATACCGCCACCAAAGAAATCACCGATTGTGGTGACTCCGTCTGTTGCTACAACTGCATCTGTAACTCCAGCAGCGCCAATCTGAGACGCTTTTTGTGCAACTCTGGACATGGCTTGCACACGGCCAAGCCTACCTACAATTCCGGCAGCGAACAAGCCAGGAACTACAAACTGAGTTACAACCTCGGCTATCTCTCCGGCTGCTCCCTCTGGATCAATACCACCCATCTCTCTAACGGTGTTGGCAAAATCAGTGACATCCTGCGTGTAGTCCGTGTCAAAAGCAAGATCAACAAGAGAAGCACCAAGCTCTCCGACACCTTGTGGAATCGCAATAAGACCAGAGGCTATACCCTCTGCAATTTCTTGCGTCGTGGATTCTTGTTGTGCAGGACTTGTTGTTGGCGTTTGCCCACCCGCCGCCACAAGAGCAGCAGCGGCTTCCCTAGATGTCCCATCTGGAAACTCGTACTCAGAGCCAAAAAAACTATGTGTGACTGCCACAAGTTTTCTCCACTACTGACTTCTTGCGATATAGCCAGTAATCCAAGTATCTAAAGCTTTATCATCGCCATTCGACGCATCGAACACCGCGCCAAGATATCCTAAAAGATCTGCATCTGAAACAGTGGACGAAAGATTTACTTCTGTTGGGTTTTCTGGATTTATTTTCATAGCAACACTGTCTTGAAGTCCATCTATTGCAGTTTGTTTATTGTTGGTGTTTTTAATTATGTCCCGAAGAAATCTTCCGCTAGTGTCTACGCCTGTGCCTTTTGAGCCAACCAGCGCTTTTTCTGCCATCCCGTGCGCCCAGACAAGACCTTGAGTAGTCCACTCACCTTCGTCATCCGTATATCCAAGACTTTGTCCTATCTTGACTAGATTGGGCTGCGCTTTCCATTCATCTATTGCAAGCATTTTAGTTTTATACAACTCATCACTGTCTAGTTTGTCTTTTCGATAGCTTGCATCCGACTCAAGTCGAGCAATATCTATTTTATTTCTGGCTATCGCTGACGCAAATTGAAACTCCAGAGTTTGACCTGCTATGGCGTTTCTTGCTGCCGCAAGTTCTCGAGCAGTGTTGTCACGGAATTGTGCAAGTTCTCGAGCAGTAAGATCTTGTCGAGCCGCATTCGCAGCGTTTTGTTTCAACGCATTCACACTTTGATTGTAGCTGTTAATCATCTGTGCTGTGGCGATTGAAGCATCTTTTTCGTCTTTAATCATCGTACGAAGAGTTGCTCTATATTCTTTTCTTTGTGCCTCATCCTTGGCATCAATACGAGCAGTATCTTTAGCATATCCCTCTAGTCCGAAGGACAAACCTTTGGCAACATTTGTCAAAGCATTTTCTGACTCACCTGCTGCAATCGCAAGACCAGCACGAGTTAGATTCATCCAGAAAGAATTCTTTCGATCTTCTTCCGCCTCGTTAGGGTCAAAGCCCATTATTTCTTTGGCGCGCTTTTCGATATCACTCAAACTAACTTCTTCTGGCTCAACTCTTTCAGCGTACTCTACGCCGAAGTCAGCAACGTCTTTCTGAGATTCTGGCTGCCCACCACTAGGGCCAACTCTTTGCCCTGCTGTGCCTGTGGTTAGCAAATTCATTTCTGTTGAGCTATCTCCGCCGCCACGAATGTTAGCAAGTTCCCCTTCCAACGCCGCGTTGCTTTTCTTTGCCGCTTCAATTGCCGGGTCCACAGTAGAAACTGTTTTCTCTGGCTGATCAGTTTCAGTGGCCTCTTCTTTTTTGGCGGTGTCTGATTTTGGTACAAAACCCGCATCAAGACCTGCGTTTTCACCAGGGTCTACACCCGGTGCAGCAACAGGAGGAGTTTCAGATAAAGCTTCGCCGCCGCCCAACGCCATGATCCTTTGCCTTTCGGCGAACCTAGCAGCCTCCGACTGACCTTGCTCATCTTGTGCAGCCGCCGCTTGTCTTTCCCGAATCTCAGCTTCTCCGATCTTGGGGAAAGCTGTGCCCAGCAAACTTGTTTCAGGGGGCGTATCCATAAGAGGCTGTGCTGAAGTCCTCGCCGCTCTAAGAATATCCAACGGACTACCGTCAGAAAACATGTTTCCAAGATTAACATCGCCCACTTGAAAGAATGGACCCGAGTCGTAACGCGGTCCACCCATACGAGCAACCGTTTCTGCCCGTTGTTGTTGAGCCGCTGAAATTTCCGCTCGTTGTTGTGGCGTCATAACGCTGGAGGGCGCCACTGGCTGCCCCCTACCT